GTTGTCACACTGCGTCGTGATGATCTGCGGGTTCTTCGGGAAGCTGTTGACTCGATGCCAGAACATCAAGAAGTAGAAGTCACTGGGCGTCAGATCGAAGGCCGACACGTTGTCACCCAGAGTAGCCGAGATGGCTTCCACCAGATACTTGACGTTCTTCTCGCGATGCGCACGTGAGAACTTCGCCTGATGGTAGCCCTTGATGCCACTGACGCTCAGGTCACGGTACGGGTAGAAGTTGTTGAGCGACAGGAGACTGACGCTGACGAACCTCGGATCCGTCTCGGACTGCGGCCGGAACTCCTCAGCGGGAGCCGGTGCGGCGGCGGGCTGCGTGGGTGGGATGGTGCCGCTCACGTTGGCGCGCGGGTCGTATCCGGCAGGGACAGTGGCGTTGGCTGCTGCGAGACGGGCGGCCATCGGATGTCCAGGCGGTAGACTGTTCTTGAGTTGGGGACTGGGGGTTGGTGCCGCCGTTGCTCCAGGCCGATTCGCTGGGAAGGCGTGCTCTTCGGTGCGCACTTCGCTGATCTTGAATCCGCGAGATGCGAGATGCTGATGTTGCTGACTCACGATAGACCTCTTTGGGCTTGATGGTAGGTTGGTCGCCGCATCCAGCTACAAACCAGACGGTCAGTAGCTGAAGTTGGTGAAGTTCGACGGGAAGACGTCCGGAAGTGCGGGAGGCATGTCGGGGAAGTTTGCGCCGATGGTGGACATGACAGACGGCATCTCACTCAAGGTGAAGCTACCAATCTTGATGTTCACTCCGTCGGTACTGAACTCTGCACCCATCACCACTCGACCAGACTCGCTGGACGATAGGTTGACTGCATCGAACCGCATAGGCCAGCACCTCGTGTAGTCTAGAACCATCACGCTGCGCTGCGCCACATCCAAGATGACGACTTGAATAGGCCGAAGGTACTGTTGAGGAAAGTTGACGAGACCCGTTTCTTGATTGGCGATCGCCATTTGCCACGCGTTGAGGTACGTCGTAGCAGTTCCCAAGCGATCCTCGTAGAACTTGAGGCTCAGCGTGCCCAACGAAATGTGGTGCGGGAAGTGGAAGTTCTTACCGGCGCGATAGTGCGTCACCTGCTCGAACTCGATGAACGGGAGAGTTGCCTCTTCCACGTATTCCCAGCTGAGATCGTAGTTCTTTCGGTTGAGTGGGTTGATGCTAGGCATCGACACGTACCAGTTGTAGTTCATCAACGGGTCCGGGCGCGCTTGCATCTGCTGAAGGACGTGATGTCGACCAGTGTTCCGCAACACGGAGGCACCACTGCGTCCGAAGTTCACAACGTTGGCTGCTGCCACGGCCGGACCGGAGTATGGGACTTCGGTTCCGAACACGCCAGGAGTATTCGTCATGATCCTCGGGACGCTAGTGCCTGCGCCGAGGCGGGGTAGCTGGCCGGTCAGTCGTCCGACGACTGAGGCCGAGATACCCATGATGCGTCAGAACACGAGGCCGTCGACCACGAAGTCGTAGCTGAACGTGACGCTCATCATCACGGCACCGGATTGGCTGTTGTCGACCGACGAGTCGTCGACGTTTTCGGGCCAGCCACCGATCAGCGTGAGCTGCTTGATTTCCTGCGGGAGGTCATCGTACAGAACCATCTGGATCGGCACGCCGTACTGTTGCTTGTAGGCGCCGGAGTTGTTGATCCACGAACGGGCCAGTTCGTGCCAGTTCATCATCATGTCGCGAGTGCCAGCGTCACGCGTTTCCAGCAGGGTGACCGGCAGCGAGTGGCTGAAGTTGCGACGGCCAGCGAAGCGCAGTTCCACACCGTGCAGCGCGACCGGGACACTTTCGAGCAACGATCCCGGGATTGAGCTGGTCTGAGCCTTGTACGTGAACGTACGCGAATCAGCGGTGCCCGGCATGTTCGGGATGATGATGTCCCAGTTATATTGCTGCAAAGGGTCAGCGAGCGACTGGACTTGTTGGAGGGAGGTACGGGGCATGTTGATGCGTCCTTGAGAGTGTTGGGTTACTTTCGCTGCGGAGTCGACATCTTGGTCGGATTCGGATTCAGCGTCGAAAGCGGAGCCGGCTTCGTGGGCTTGTTGGTGACAGGGCTGCTGGAGCTGCTGTTGTCCGCGGTCTCTTCACCGAGCGGTTCGCCAGCGATCTGGTTGCCCAGCTTCTGTCCTGCGGTATGCGGGACCTGCGACAAGCCTTGGCTGTCATCGGACTTGCCGTCCTGGATCAGCGCGAATCCAGCCGTTTCTCCGAGGGGTCCTGCCTTGGTGATGTTCGCAGCCTTCATGTCTTTCGGCAGGAAGGCCGGCGTGATCTTCACGTCCAGCTTGTTGAACTCCTCTTCGAGTGCTTCGAGCTTCTTGATGTCCGTGCCCGCTTGAGCACCGAATGCCTTGTTGCTCAGCTTGCTCAGTGCCTGATATTCGGCGGACTTGATCAGCTTGTTGCGCTCGCGGGTGTTCTTCGAACCCGTGATGATGGTGCTGAGACCGTTGTTGATCAACGAGATGAGACGCATGCACCGATCCTCGTAGGAATCGGTGGTCATCGCCGTTTCGTCGAACGATGCCAGATCCTTTTCCAGTTGCGTCGGCTCGTAGTCGTTGTTCGGCATGTCGTCGACGTTGGAGGCCTTCGACTTGTACCGCGCCACCGTCACGTCATTGGCTTGGAACGGATGCGACTGGCCTTCGACCTTCCAGTCGATGACACGCACTGCGTCGTTCTTGAATGCCTCGACCGTGTAGCCGCTGCCGATGCCCTTGTTCAGGAGATCGTTCATCAGCTGGACTGCTTGCACCTGCTCGATGGGTTCCTTGCAACGCAAGGTGAAGACCGAGCCTTCCAACACCAGGCTGCCGACCTCGTTGCTGAGCGGAGCGCCACCCTTCGGCGCATTGCTTTGCAGCGCGTCGAAGACCAGGATGTTGTCGTTGCCAGCCGCACCCACGAACTGCACGTTCCAGATCTGTCGGAGCACCGCGACCGGTGCCTCTGCCAGTTGTACTGCTTTGATTGCCATGTGTGTTCCTTAAGCAAGGGAAGGGGCCGTGTGGCCCCATCCCATTAGCCCAACGCTGCGATGTCGATTTCCGAGAACGACACACCGGCCTTCGTGATCACCATGTCGACGCTGATCTCGTGGACTGCGATCACCGGGGTGATGATGACGGTCACGGTCAGGATGCCGAGGTTGTACTTGGCAGGCGGGTTGTTGCTGTCGTCGGCGATGACTTGGAAGTCGATGATGCCGCGAGCGTTCTTCCAGTAGTTCAGATAGTCCGTCAGAGACGAGACGATCTGGCGACGCAGGAAGTCGTCGTTGGGCTCATGCAGCGAGTACATGAGGTAGTCTTTGACACCGCCCTTGATGACGTTGACCATGCGACGGACGGCAACCCACGAGAGTGCCGACTGCTTGGCCTGGAGCGTCACCTGCTCGAACACTGCCGTGCCCATGCCGACGAACGAGCGGATGTAGTTGACCTGCGCGTTGAACAGCTGAGTGCGCTGCGGCTCGTTGTACTTCTCGCGGATGTCCAGCACGTCGATCAGACCACGGTTCAGACCGGCCGGAGCGTACTGCGGACCAGCGACGCGATCGGTGCGAGCGTAGATGGCGGCGGCCTTGCCCGAGCACGGGATCAGGATGCGCTTGCCGTTGTAGTCGTCGTTGACCATCACGTCCGGAGAGTAGATGGCAGCGTACGAGCTGTTGGCGTTGAGCACCAGTTGGCGATACGTGATCGCGTCCGAGTACTTCTGCATCGTGGACGGCGTGTCCAGGACAGCCACTGCGTCGCCGCGAGCTTCGGCCAGCTTGATCATTGCTTGCTGGACGCCGACGTCGACGTAGCCTGCGTTGATCAGGATGTTGACCATCACCTGTTCACGGTCCGAGAAGAACTCGGCCCATGCAGCAGCGATCTGGCCGTTGGTGACTGCGGAGCCCGAGTCACCACCCGTCAGAGCGGTCTTCGCGGCGTTGTCCACGAACGGCACGTCGGTGGTGATGAGCGGCACGTACGAAGCGCAGTTGATGTACTCCGAGAACGGATTGATCATCTGCGTGGCTTCTTGCTGCACGCCGTTGCCGTTGACGCTGTCCTTGAGCGTGACCGTCCAGCTTTCTTGCGGCACCGAGGGGTTGATGCTGTTGTCGAAGACTTCGACGACGAACGTCGGATCCTTGGCAGGCAGGTCGGCCGGAACCGTGATCGGACCCTTCGTGGCGTCCGGCGTGATGGTGCCGTCGTCCAGGAAGCTGAACGTCGTGGAACCCACGGTGGCGATCAGCTTTTGACCGGTTGCGCCGCGACCGTAGATGTTGTAGCCACGAGCGCCTTCGACCGGCAGCCACGTCAGGTCCACGGAACCGGTGGAGGTCGAAGCCAGAACCACGGTTGCGATGCTGGAGCCCAGCGTTTCGCCGATGGCCGAGATCGCGGAGATCACGTAGCCATAGGTGCCAGCGTTGAGCACGCCGCCCGTCGTGTGACCACTGAGGGTCGGAGCCGCAGGCGTCTGCAGGTTCTGCGACGTGACGCGGATGCTCAGCTTGTCGCCGTACGAACCGGGACCGTGCTTGGGGTAGAACATCAGGAGCGGGATTTCACCGCCCGAGACGTACGAGTCCCAGTCGATGTTGTCCGGGTCCGCGATACCACCGGCGATGCTGGTGAGAGACGAGTCACCCGAGCCGTTGTCCTTGAGCAGGACGGTCGAGTACTTGTAGCCGGTGCCGGCGACGCGCACGACGTCCAGATAGTTGCCTTCGTCGAAGAAGTCGTGTGCGCAGTAGTGGCCGAAGCTGACGCTGGCGTCACGCTCGCCGTACTCGTTGACGAACTCCGTCCAGTTCGTGGTGTTGAAGCGGCCCAGACGTCCTTGTTTGGAAACCAGAACGATGGCAGCGTTGGCCGTGCTGCGATTGCGAATCGAAGTGCTCAGATCGATTTCGCGAAAGCGAACGTCTGCACTTTGTTGGGTAAGACCAGCCATGTAGCTTTCTCCTTAGAATGTGGTGAAGTGAGGTACTAGGCTGGGACCTACTTCGGAGTGGATTCGGTGACCAGCACCGAATTGCCGGTGCTGGACTCGCTGGCGGTGCCGCCGGTGGAGGTGGTGACCACGGAGGGAGGAACCACGTTGTCGAAGACCTTGATGCGCGTCTTGTAGGCAGCGGCCTTGCTGGGATCGACTTCGGCGCCCTCGGGCAACGTGACGCGACCCATCGGTTGGATGTTGATGCTGTCCTTCGTGCCGTTGGCAAGGATCAGGGGCACGGTCAGGAAGTCCTTGGTGCGGTTGATGACTTTCATGTCAGGTTCCTATGTGTTTCACGTTTGGATGATGCGCATTTGAACATCACGGGTTCCGTTGTTGATGACCTTGAGGTCTGTGACCGGAGTCGACAGGATCATCACGCTTGCGACCTCGAATTCGACTGCGTCCGTGTTGGCGCCGAGTTTCACTTGCACGGTCAGTGGACCGCTCGTGCATTTGATTATTGTGGCCTTGTTGTTGGGGACACATTCGATGTTGAGCGGGTCGGTCAAACCCGTCTTCACCAATAGACTTCGGTCGTTGAGAACACCGTCGGTGGACTGCGTATTCGTCGCAATGGTAAGCACACTGCGACGGATATTGTTGTCCGCTACGAAGGTGTTGATCTCGAACAGAAGCGCCTTGTTATTCAAACTCGGCATCAAAACCTCCTGCAGTGAGTTCCAAGTTATGAGGATGTTTCACAATCAAATTACCTTGTGGTTCCAAAATGTTCCGGCCTAGGTGGCCTTGAAGGTTGCCAAAATCGCAGCACGCCCGCCTGGACTGCCACCCACTGTCCACGTCGCAGAAATTGCATCAGTCGAATCAACGACCTGATAACCGACGCCCATACCGATATAGGATGGACTGTTCTGCTCGTAGGCAATAGCGGTAAATCCCGATGGGACTACGATTCCGGAATCCGCAGCGCTCGTGCTGGCCGTGATGACCGAGAACACTAGTTGCGGCTGTGACGTGAGTGCGCTGGTCGTTACCGTGGTGCCAACGGCATTTCCGGTTTGATCCAGGTTACCAATTCCAGACCATTCGCTGAACGTGCCGCTGTTGTCAGAAGCCGTGCTATAGGTCACTGTGGTCTTGGTTGGAACCGCTTCGATCAGAGCCACCCACATTGAGGACCTGGAAGACCCGTCAACCTGAGTAATGATCGGTACGTATTCGTTTCCTGCATCATCGACAACCGTTCCAGTCGGGCCGCCCGAAGACGCCCACGAACTGGTCGTCACCACGATCTTGTTGCCAATCGTTGGTGGCACCGGCCACGTATATTCCTTCACCGTCTGACTGCCTGCCGACTGCGCACCCGAATCTTGGATCAAGGTAAACGCCGGAGGTGGGCCAACCAGAGTCTTGGTGATGCTGACAGCACCGAGCGTCACGTTTCCGCTTCCGCCACCGCCCATTGCAGCGACTGTCACGTCCACGTTGCAGGTCACAGTAGGATTGCTGGTCCGGAACGTGACGGTCGCGACCGCATGCTTCTGACTGAAGTTCACGCCAGAGAATGTGAATTCCTGCGGTGGCTCCGAGTCGTCGCTGAGCGAGACGCTGATCTTGATTTGACCGCAATCCCATCCGCCGAAAATGATCTTCGCCGTTTGCAGATATTCGTTGGTCGCTCCTGCATAAGGTAGTCTGTAGCCTGCGCCCACGGCGAACCCATTACTATAGGCTCCGTGTTGACTATCACCACTAGCGGTCTCCGCACCGTCGCTCCACAGGATGTGCCGTGAATCGTCGCTGTATGAGCTGAGACCACCAATCAGACCGACAGCATCCGGGATAGTGCCCACTCCACCGGATTTGTGAATCGCGGCCTGAGTGGCATTCGTGTCCCGCCAGATACCGTAGTTATCGGCACCCAAGGCAGTGACGTCGACATTGCTGTCGTTGACGTCTACCGACAAAGTCAGATCAGTGGTTCTGCGTGGAGGCTCGTCCTTGTACGGATGTCCGGTCGGCAACTTGGCTTGCAGACCCCACGCCCACAGGATAGACGCTTCGATCTTCTGGGCATCAGCTTCGTTGGTGTAGCCCTGAAT